ACGACAATTTGAATTATCCGAACTCACTTCGGATTATAACTTCGTTCAGCAAATTGTTTAATTAAATACAGTTGATATATTACAGTTGTGGTTGCTGAAGTTATGTAGGTAATTTCCCATTCCTTTCTGACTTACATGACACAGCAACCAAAAAATTAACCAAGTAAAGGAATGAAGTGTGGATTACTACCAATAGAGAGTAAGGAAAACAACAATGCAAATAGTAACTAAGGTGTTAGACCATCTTGATGGAACAACACTGCAAACAACTGAAGCTGTTGGTAAGGTTGCTAAAAAACTTAAAGACACTAAAGATAAATTTAGTTCTTTTGCCGAAGCACCTTTTCAGAAAGCTGAAGTTGTCGTGTATCAAACACCAGAAGATTTTTTGGATTAACTGATGCACAATTCTTTTAAGAATACACTTAACAGTATGAGAACGCAGGTCTCTGCTTCTCATGCTCAAAGTGTCAATAAATTATCTATTTTTTCAAAAAACACCATAAAACCTGTGGTTGATACTAATATAAAACACTTGTGCATAGAGAGGAAAACAGGTATAAGAAATGTACGCTAAATTAAATATGACACAGATGCTTATGGTACTTGCTGAAACATACTGCAAACTTTGGTATTTCCTGAGATGTCGTCTAGGGAACAAAAGTGATTTTAATTACTTTGTAGAAAATCTTAGAGACGAATATCCAAAAGGAGAACTTGGAGATATTGCAATAAGTAAGCTACCTTTTTTCAAAAAAGTTATTGTAGCGAATAACGAGCTTGAAAGAACATGTGCAGTCAAAATAGGACATATCAAAATTAAATATAGTTTTGATAAAACTCAAAAAGAAAAAGATGTCTTATTGTTTGATGATAGTCCTCGTTGGGAAATTGCGAGGGCATTGTTAAGAATGACTATACAACAGAACCATAATGCCACTGTGTTGAAATTTAGTAAACAACACAGAAAGGATAAAGAAGATGGTTCAAAATACATCAATAGAAAAAGTTCTTCATAACCTACAGTTTGACCGACTATTTCTTGACCGAATAAAAGAAAAGGAAAAGAAACGGGGGGGGGGTAAAGCTACATGGAAATGGAGTTCCATTCCAACATATATGTGTTTTCAAAGTTTTGTTGTGTATGCATGAAGATAATATGCAGACTGATAAAATTTCTGAAAATTACAGAAGTATATTTGGAATACCAATAAACCAAAGTTCTTTGAGTAGAATACTTTCGTATCTTGCTAAGAAACTTGAACTTGTTAGATATTCTGACAATCCATTTGATGCAAGATTAACAAGCATGAAGTTATCTATAAAAGGAAAGGAGTTCCAAAAACATTTAATTGGTTCAACAAATGTATATCAACCCAATGTTAAGGAGTTCCGAAGTATAGTGAACATAGGAATGAGAGCATCATAAGGAGTAAAAACTATGGCACAAACAGAGAAGATACATTTACATTCTTTATTACCTAAAGGTATTAGAGTTCGTAAAGGTAAGAAGTCTGTATCTCTAATCATACAGACAAGAAAGCAGGTTACAGATGCAGGAGTTATGAAAATAATTCCTGATTGTAAAACTGTTAGATTAGACCTACCAGAAAAGTATAATTCATTTCAGTATGAAGCTGCTTTTGTGGAAGCATTAGATGAAGCTAAGAAAGAAAAAGTTTTAGCTTTAAAGCATATTGCTACTCATGGCATTGAAACACCTAAAGTTAAACGTCAGGGTGCAGTAGCTACTCTAAAAGAAGTGTATGACGCTACTTTTGAAAAACAATGGAAAGGTAAAGCACAAGAAAGAGGTGTTACTATTTTAGCTAATGACATCTTTGCGTTCTTTCCTAAAAGTATTGACATGCACGAAATACAAACCCATGAAAACTACGACAACTTTATTTCTTTTTTAAAGAAAAGAGTAAAGGAACGTAAAATGAATAACTTGGGTACTGTAACAACCAATACTATCAATAGAAGATTAGGAGTTATCAGATGTTGTATTGCCCATGCTATTAAGTATGGCAAAATGAACAAAGATAAAGTTCTTAATCCTGACCCACAAGAAATTTCTAATTATGGGTGGAAAAATCTTCCGATTGGTAAAGTAAAAGATAAGCATACTTTAACTATAGATGAAGAACACGAAGTCTATGCCAAAGCTAAAGAACTTGGAGATAATGAGTATGCTGATGCTTTTTATTGGTTGATAGATACAGGCATGAGGTACGAGACTGAATTTCGTACTTTTACCATAAAGGATATTAATTGGAAAAAAGGTACTATTTGTTTTTGGAGAGAAAAAACAAAAGAACCATCAATTAATTTACCTTTAAGTAAGAGAGCATTTGAAATTGCTAAAAGATATAAAGATGTTGCTCTTACAAGGCAGTCTCAAAGAATGTTTGAAATTTCTAAACATAGAACTGAAGCATTGTTTAAGAAATATAAGGAGATATGTAAGATTGAAGATTTTACGCCTTACATAACGAGAAGAACATTCTGCACTAGACTGGGAGAACGAGGAGTAATACCAAAAGTCCTTTCTAAAATGGCAGGACATTCTTGTGTAGAGACTGCACAAAGGTATTACATTCAACCTACTGCAAAGGGTTATGAAAGAGCAATTAAAATTGCTGAGTTGTCAGATGATGAATTTGACAATTATCTTCATAATCAAAATACCATGATAGGACACAACAGTAGGAATAAGGACTAAATAATAATGACTACAAGGGTTGAACAAAAAATGTTATCTGTTAATTTCGCTTTCGTTTGTGGGCAAGTGGCGAAATTGGCAAACGCACCCGCCTTAGGAGCGGACGGAGCAATCCTTGAGAGTTCAAGTCTCTCCTTGCCCACCAGAAAAAGCAATAATTCTGGGAAGAATAAATCGGTAGATACGATTTGTTTTTCAAAATTTGTTGCAGTGTATGTTGCATTGAGAAAAAAATGTTGCAATGTAGAAAGGGTATGTATAGAGAAAGTGCGGCTTCTAGGTCATTGGCTAGACTTAGGATTTACCTACCAAATCAATACATACCCACTACTGCATATTTTTCAGCAATACCAACATACTTTTTTTAAAATAAACATGTATGCACTAGTGGGTAGTTTCTGCAACAAATGCAACAAATGTATCAATGTACGCCATTTGTTAATGCAACACGTTCACTACTGCATACTTAACTTAATAAGGATAAGAACAGTATGAGTACATTAGAACAAAAGACACTACTTCAACAACAATTAGAGGAATTAGTAAAAGTTGGTGTTGGGGGAAAGTTCCAAAAAAATGAAGATTATACAAAGAAGATAGAAGAAGAACTGCAGTTTGAAGAAGCTATGATTAGAGGCGGTGTTTCAAGATACCAAAAACTAATCAAAGATGCAGTTTTAGATAATCAAGAAAGTACAACATTATACGGAATTGTACTTCAACAAAAATACATCACTAAATTATCGGATATAGCTAATAACGAGATAAAGACAATGATTAGCGGAGAAGCAGGAAATAAACAAACTGCTTTAAAATTATTATGTCAATGTTTACCTCAGTCAGCTTTTCTTGATGGTGTATTTCAAGATAAGAACCCAAGTGTTTGGGACACTGTATCTCTTATAACTTTAAAAAATATTATTGATGGAATTTCTACTGAGACGACATTAAATAAATTATCTATAAAAATAGGTAGTGCTTTAATGTTAGAAGCCAGAATAACTATTTTTAAAGATGAAGAAAAAAAGAAATATGACCAAGTAGCTAAAAGACTAATTGGGAAGAACATTCCTCAGAACGCCAACAGGTATCAATATAAACGTAATGTTTGGACATATTGTATGAACAAACATGAACTTGAATTTGACGATTGGGGTAAAGAGGGGAGATTACATCTTGGTTGTAAATTAATATCCTATTGTGAAAAACTAGGACTTATTAAACATCAAAATAGAAAACGTAATAAAATTAAAACAATTACTTACGTTGAAGCTACACCTAAAATTATTGAGGAAATAAAGAACTTTAATATTAGGAATGAAAGTCTTTATCCGAAATATTTGCCAATGCTTATGCCACCAAGAGAGTGGGAAAACCCATTTGTTGGTGGTTACTATGGCAAAAAGCATAACTATAAACAACAATCAGCAAAGGAAATTAGTAATACTTTGTCTAAAAATAAGGAGCAAAAATAATGCACTACAACCTAGTAAAAGCGACCAATAGAAGATACTTAGAAGAACTTAAAAATAAAGTCCATGAAATGCCTATTGTTTATCAATCGGTCAATATCATGCAACATACAGAATGGGTCATTAATAAACCTATATATGAGGTTATTAATACCTGTATGTTAAATGACTTTCCTTTAGGTAAACTTCCAGTAAATCCACAAACAATAGAACTTCCAATAAAACCTGTTGATATAGGAGTTAATCAAGAAGCTACTATTAAATGGAAAAGAGAAGCATCTAAGGTTTATTCCAATAGAGCAAAACAAAACTCTAAATTCATACAAGTACGTCAGATTATGGAAGAAGCTAAAATGCTTATAGAAAAGGGTGGCTTCTTTTATCCTTATCAATTGGATTTTAGAGGACGCATCTATCCAAAACCTGCAATGTTATCTCCACAATCTGCAGATTATTCTAGAGCATTATTAAAGTTTAAATTTGGAAAAAGAATTAAAGATAACTTTGATACATTTGCTATAGCAGGAGCAAACTTATATGGAGAAGTTGACAAAGAGGAACTATCAGTAAGAGTTCAATGGGTTAGAGATAATACTCAAAAGATTATTGATTGTGCTGATACACCTTTAGAAAACACATGGTGGGCAAGTGCTGATAAACCATTTTGTTTCCTTGCCTTTTGTTATGAACTAAGAGAATGGGATAAAACTGAGTATTCTAAAGACTTTATTACCACACTTCCTATTCAAGCAGATTGTAGCAATAGCGGACTTCAACATTATTCCGCAATGATGCGAGATGAATTTGGGGGAAAAGCTACAAACTTAGTTCCATTGAATAGACCAAGTGATGTTTATAATTTAGTAGCAAATAAAGTTACTGAAAAACTACGACATTTTCAAAAATTTCCTAGAGTAGATGATGAAAAGAAAAAATATCGTGATGCTACTTTTGCTCCTCTTTGGTTGGATTATGGAATAGATAGAAAAATATGTAAAAAATCAGTTATGTGTTTACCTTACTCTTTAACTATGTATTCCTGTAGACAATATTTAGAAGACCATGTTGTCAAAGAATTAAATGAAAGAGGAACTCAACATAAATTTGGAGATGATTTATTTAAAGCTACAAACTATTTAACACCTATTGTTTGGCAATGTATAAATGAAGTTGTAGTAGGTGCAAAATCAATAATGAAATTCTTAAAAACTATTTCAAGATTAGTTGCATCAGAAAATCTTCCAGTTTGTTGGCATACACCTGTAACAAATTTTCCAGTTCAGATGATGTGCTATAAAAAAGAAAGTAAACGAGTGAAGACAAAAATGGGAGATAGTATAGTTAAATTGTCAATAGCTACTGATACTGAAGAAATTGATAAAAGAAAAACTGCACAAAGTGTATGTCCAAACTTTATTCATTCTTTAGATGCGGCAGTTCTGCAGGTAGCAGTTGTTAAAGCTAAAGAAGCAGGAGTTGATAACTTTAGTTTAATACATGATAGTTTTGGTTGTACTGTTAGTGATACAAAAACTATGGCAAATGCAATTAGAGATGCTTTTTGTGAGGTATATCAAAAAGATGTTTTAA